ATTTCTTCTTGGGTTCATCCTCATCCATTTTCAGAACGGCCATGAATGCCTCTTATCTTATTTCCTGATTCACAAAGGTTTAAGAGTTCCTCAAGAGGTTTAATAATACCTAGACAAATATACTTCATCAGGTAACAAATATCAAATTCAAGCTCTAACGATATTGGTGATTACTCATGCAGTTTTTAGCTTTGGGCGGCGATATGACGAACAATCAAATTTAATAAATTGTTCCCCTTCACAACCGGAACATATGTTTGTATGATATAAATATCTTATTCTAGGGGTGATCGTATGAAATCGTTAAATGGTATTGTAAGTAGCGTAAAAATTCTTAAGTATTCTGAACGTCCCCTCGTCTATTTTAAGCTTGATGATACTAGCTGTTTGATTGCTGGTCACTCGTTGAATTTTTTTGCAGATGTAGAGGATGGAATGCGGATCGCTGTTGCTGGCGAGTACAATAGTAGGAAACAGTTCATTGTGCGGAAATATAGTGTGATCGGAGAAACTAGAATCATGTTAGAGTTAAATCGATTGTCAGTTTAATTCTAAATTGCTATTGTTCTGATTATTTTTATAAAGTATCATATAGAAAGAAAGGTGGTAAAAGTGTTGGCAAAGTACGAATTTTCTGTAAGATATGCAGGAGAAGCTTTGGTTGATGGAAGGATTCCTATCAGAGACTTGGCTCCTTCTTTGTTAGCTCTTTCTGAAGCCTTTCAAGAAATACAACAGATCACTCATCCATATCAACAACCTGTTTCACTAGATATTAAGGCTTCTGAAAAAGGATCGTTTATTGTTGATTTAATATTAGCAAATGGAAACGATTTGTTGTCGAGTGCTATTGATTTACTAAATGGAAATGAATCAGAAGCTTTAAGAAATTTAATTGAACTGGCTACTGGTTTCACAGCAGCAGTTATTTTCATTACCAAAGTAGGTAAAAAGAAAATAAAAAGAAAAAAAGAATTGCCTGAAGGAGAAGTAAAGATTACTTTGGACGATGAAACTTCAATTACTGTTTCCAAAGATGTTTTTGAAGCATATAGAAATGTTGAATTTAGAAAAACGACTAAGGAATTTGTTCGGCCGTTAGAATCAGAAGGTATTGAAGCAATTGAATTTTCAACTGAGAAAAATGCTTCTGTGTCAATATCTAAGCAAGATGTCTCAGCTTTTGATGTTCCAGAGATTGAAGATAAAGAATTCCCTTCAACTGAAAGTACTGTATATTTGCAAATTATCAATATTTCATTTGCGAATGAAAAATGGAAACTGACTGATGGTAACAAACCTTTTTGGGCAAAAATTGAAGATGAAGAATTTCTCACTTCTATTGAAAATAATCAACAACAATTCGGTGCTAGTGATGCTCTAAAAGTTATACTGGAGACACAGCAAAAGTTTACTGACAATGGTTTGAAAACGGAGTATTCTGTAAAAAAAGTAATCGAACACATTAAAGGGCCCAAACAATTAAAATTGGATTTTGAAGAATAATCATTCTTTTTGCGTACCTTCTCTAAAAGAGGAGGTATTTTTTATGTACCCTGTAGGGCCTTGTAGGACTCGAACCCGCATCTTCCGATATGAACCGGAGTATTCTACCAATTGAACTAGGAATACTCTTAAATAAGGATTATTATTTTTAAAACGTGTTATAATACAGAATAGAACGTCAGATCTTCCCCACAGTCCACTTCCCCAAGTAACTGTATCTGACGTTCCCTTTTTTTATGGGCGAGTGACTTCCCATTAAAATTAACTTACCCATAAAACGTTTACTTTGCAAATGATACACTCATGACAAAGTGATACACTACACAAAGAAACAACCAGCCCGCACACGACTGGTTGCCGATCAAGATGAAACTTAGTTATGAAAGAAGTAAGGTTTAACGAAAACCTTATCTATATTTATACCTCTGCGCTTGGATTTTTGCAAGCGGTCTCTTCTTATTTTCTAACTTATTGATATAAAAATAAACGCCCTTGCTTGCTTAGATATTTATTATTTTTAACCTTAAATGTATATGATTTGCTTTAACTTTTGAACTACTACTATAATATGATTAGAAATAAAAGGAGGGCTTTATTATGACAGACAAAGGTTTTACGGACAAAGCTAAGGGTAAAGCGAAAGAAACCACAGGAAAAGTAACTGGTGACAACAAAAAGAAAGCGGAAGGCCTACTTGATCAAGCTGTTGGTAAGGTAAAAGAAGTAGCGGCAGACGCAAAAGAAAAAGTTGAAGATATCACGGATGACGTCAAGAAAAAATTAGACAAATAATTGAATCTACAAAAGTAATTAGAATAACATATACCCTCTACAACCAACTAATGCTGTAGAGGGTATATTTTATGTACCCTGTAGGACTCGAACCTACGACCGGACGGTTATGAGCCGTCTGCTCTCACCAGCTGAGCTAAGAGTACGAATGAGCATTTGTGCATAAGCATACAAAGCGTTAAAATATAAATTAGGGATTCCTGAACTTCCCCACAGCATATCCTGTTTCTCTCTCAATGGTGCTGTATCAGGAATCCCTATTTAGATAGTATTCGTATACTGGTTTTATATCAACCATTTAGGTTCCAAAACAAAAAGCTGACCAACCATGGGGGTGGTCGATCAGCATGTCTCTAATACTGGTATCAGCCACCAGCGTTAGTTAGTATAACTCATAAATAAAATTAGATGCAAACATTATTTTACAAGTCGTGATACCCGCGTGTCTCTGTGAAGTCTTGGTATCCGCCAACCGTGTTGCCTTTCGGGTCATTTGTGCAGAGCATCCAATTAAGCTGAAGTCTAGTTTATTAGTATGCTAAGCGTTGCCCTGGATAAATCAGGTTTGGATTCGCAATACCATTCTTTTGAGCCAAACTTGAATAAGTCGTCCCGAGTTTTTGGGCAATCGTGGATAAGTTATCACCTGAAATGACAATATAAACTCTCGATGTACTAGCCGCTCCCGAAACTTTCAGTTGTTGACCAACATAAATGTAATTCGGATTGGATAAACCATTAAGACTAGCAAGCGTTTGATAGGTTGTCCCATATTTAGAAGCGATACCTGATAGAGTCTCACCCGAACGAACAATATGTGTCGATGTAGTAGTGCTTGGCGTTTGAGTGGTTGTTTGCAAGATTTCAACATCCTTGCGATTGATCCAGCTCATGATTCCGTCAAGCAATACTTTCGTTCCGCTGACCTCCTTAACAGTGTAACTATTACCTTTCACCCATTGTGGGATTGCTTGTCCGGTTGACCAAGTAGAAGCAGAGAAATTCACTTTTACTTTGAAGCCTGGTTCAATGTCTTTTTTAGGTGTTTCGTTCGCTTGCTGACCTTGATCAATCGCTGGCGTTTCTGTGTCAGGCTTAACAGTAACTTTTCCATCATCGTCCTTAATGGCTCCGTTGTATCCGTTATCTGTGATACCTGTTAAATCAACATTACCGTCAAGTCCACCAGCAACATAAGTACTTGTAAACTGATATATTGCTACGCCCTCCATGCTCGGAAACACGCTCCAAACTGGTGATGGTGTCACATTGTAATTTGGATAAGCTGCCATCCACAAACTGTTAGGGAACTCCTTCAAAATCTGCTGATAGTACACATATTGAAGTGTGAAAGGCTTGTACGAATAATACATCGGAGTGTAACCGGCTTGCTTAATTCGCCGCATGCCGTACAAAATGGTGTCTGTATTGGCTTGTTTATTAGAGCTTGCACCATGTTCGAAATCCAGTGCGACAATCGAACCTTTAGGCGTTTGAATTTTTGGCAAGAAATAATCCAAAGTAGTTTTAGCAATACTCATGCTTCCCCACGTATCATACCAAATATAAGTGTGTGCGCGTTTGCCCTGTGCGATTGTCGAAGCTACTTGACTAGAATACGTCCACTGATTATACAAACCACCAGCATTGTATCCACCGATTTGACTAATCGAAAACTTATCCGAGCCATACCCGAATTTCCCTTGTGCCCCTTGATAAACGGCCCAATCTACACCCTGATCCCCTTTCGCCGCTTGTGCGGTACTCGGGAAAAAAGGCAACAAAAAAAGAGCCATTAAAAGGCTCAACAAAGTAATTTTCTTTTTCATTTGATTCCTCCTATTCCTCTGATGAAAACATCTTAAACGTTCGATTAGAGACACCAAGCACTGTACCTAGGAAAGTACCAATCGCTGTGATGATTATCACTGTGATATCTGTGTACTCCCAATTAATCGCTTTGCCAACTACACCAACAAATGTTGCCAAAGCTGGTATTACAATCAAAG